GGAGCCGCTGCTGGCGCGCCGCGCTCGCAGCCCCAAGCGCGTAGCTCGCGAGCGCGGCCACGCCGCCCACGATGGCCGCTGCGAAGGCGACCGCAAGCACAGCGCCGAGCGCGAAGGCTCCGGCGAGCCCCGCCTTCCCGATCGCGTCCATGGCGGCCTTCGCCCGCCCGGCCAAGCTCCCGACGACGCCCCCCGCCGGCACGAGGGACTGGAGGAGGCCTTGCACGCCATCGCTGGCCTCCCCGCTCACGCTCTCGAACGTGCCCCCGAGCTGGATGTACTTCTCTTGCATCGCGCCGAGCGAAGCCTTCTTCGCCGTGATCTGGTCGCGTAGATCCTTGAACGTCTGCGTGTTCGTGCCGCCGGCCGCCTGAAGACGCTTTAGGGCGGCCTCCATCTCGCGCACCTCGCCCTGGCCGCTCTTCAGGCTCTGCCGCATGTCGGCGAGGGCCTGCGCCAGGTTCTCGGTAGAGCCCCCCTCGGCGTTCAGCTCGATTGCAAACGTCGCGGACTGATCGGCCATCGGTCACCCGTTGAAAAGTTTGACCACCACCTCGCGCGTCGCTCTCATCTCGGCGGCGATGCGGCGGATCTCTCGGAGAAGGATCACCGCGCCCGCCGCACCTCGCGCCTGCGCCGCCTCGGTGTCCGCCCCGTCCTGGAGTAGGCACCGAAGCAGTTCCACCGCCACCCCGTCGTCGCGCGCGTCAGCGACGAGGGCCGCTATTTTCCCCCGATCTGCTTCAGCTTGAAGCCGGCGAGCTCGTGGACCTTGTTCGCCACGTGCATCAGGGCAGCGGGGCGATCGGCGATGAGCGCGTCGAAGTCACCGCTCGGCGGGTAGACCACGCAGGGCCGGACCAGTTGGCGAAGCGCGTCGTGCGTGATCTTGTCTTGATGCTGGTCCTGCCACTGACGGAACTTGATTCCGTCGGGCGGCTTGACCAGCACCATGCCGCCGATCTCGAGGGTCACGCGCCCGAGCTTCTTGCCGATAGGGCCGTACTGCGCCTCGGCCTCGGCGAGAGCCTCCTCCTCGCGCGCCTCGCGCTGCGCCGTCTCGAGCTCCTCGCGCATCCGGGCGATCTGCGACGCGCGCTCGCGCCGATCGCGCGCCTTGTCGGCCGCGTCGCGCGCCGCGTCGAGCTGCTTCTGGAGCGCCGCCGCCTCGTCGAGGACGCTTGCCTCGGCAGCTGTGCTCGGATCGCTCATCAGTACCGCCCCTTCGCGTTGTCGAACAGCGTGAGGCCGTTCGGGAAGTCGGGCGTCTTGAGCTTCGCGTAGAGCACCTGGATCGGAACCTCCTCGATAAGGCTTTCCGATCCCTGCGCGAGGCTCGGCTTACGACCGTTCACCCGGCAGCCGTAGAGCTCCTCGGTGATCGAGACGTCATTCTCGACATACTGGAGCATGAAGAAGAACTCCGTCTTCCCGTACGAGCCGCTGTTCTTCGCGCCGAGCTTTTCGAGGAACGAAATGATCGACGCCTTGTGTCCCTTGATGACCGCGCCATCGACGCTGTACTGGCCGCTCGTCATGCCGCGCGGGGCCTGGTCGCGACCCATGCCGCGCGCGATGGCGCGCTCGAGCTTCTCCTCGTAATCGATGCCCGTGAAGCCGAAGAACTCGTCGCCGTCGATCTTGGCCGATGCGCTCGCCCACGAGAGCTCGTACCCGTTGCGCCGAAAGACATCCTTGCCCGCCATGTGTCACCTCACCCGTTGACCGTGGCCGCCGCGTTCGCCGACGCGACGAGCGCGACGGCACCGGACAGCAGCTTGATGTAGGCCAGGGGCACGACCCGGACCTTCCACGAGATCGTCCCCGTGCGGAGCACGTCGTCCGTACGCGAGAGGCTGAAGAGCGCGCTCGTCGCCTTCCGGGGGCCGACCAGCACGCTCGACAGGCGAGCGTTGACCGGGCCCTCGATCGCGACGGCGTCTTCCGTCGAGATCCTGCCCGACCCGTCCGGCTTCACCGTGACGCCCTTGCTCAGCAGGGGCTCGAGCTCCTCGCGCGCGATCACGCACGCCGTGTCGACGACGCGCCCGTACTGGAGGTACAGGAAGTCGCTCCCGTCCGCCGCGAAGAGGCGAGGGTTTGTCACGTAGACGCTCTGCCGGCCCTCCCAGCTCCGCAGCGTGAGGAAACGCGCGTCGTCGAGTCCGGGGTTCGCGACCTCGTCGTGCAGGCTCGTGACGGGGTTGCCGTTGCCGTCCCGGAGCGACACGCCCGGGAGCGGGTAGGCGAGCTCGGCGAGGTCCGCCTCTTCGCTGACGGAGGCCGCGAGCGGCGCGACCGCAAACGACGGCGGGCGACGGTAGCGCGGCCGCGCGCCGATCGACGAGTCGATGCGCGCGTAGCCCGCGCAGAGCACGACGCGCTTGGCCGCCTCGGCGCTCCACGTGGTCTGGAGCGACGAGAGGTACGCCGCCTCGCTCTCGCCGGCGTTGGGCTTGCGCACGTGGGCGAAGGCGCGCCGCGGCCGCCCGGCGGTGGCCATCGTGTCGAGCTTCGCCTGGATCGTCGTGACGAAGGTCGTCGACATGATCCCGCAGACCTCCAGCATGGTCCACGGGCTCTGCGTCGCCGCGAGCGCGTCGAGCGCCGCCGCGAGCCCCGTGTTGTCGAAGATCGGCGCGACCGTCGGGCACGACCAGGAGTCCCCCGCGATGAGCGTGTCCGTGGCGTCGAGATCGAACGAGACGCCCGTGCCGCTGATCGCGAGCGTGGCCGCGGTCCCCAGCGCCAAGATGGGCGAGTAGGTCTGCCCGCCGTCGAGACTGTACTTGTACTTGATGCCGGCCGTCCCGACGGTGCCGCCGGTCGTGACAACCACGACGACGTCGTACTCATCGACCGGATGCGCGCCGCTCGTCGCGACCACGTCGCTCGTCCCGCTGATCGACTTCGTGATGGTGCCGTGGCTCCCGTCGGTCGTCGTCGTCGCCCGGACGCACAGCACCGTGAGACCGTAGCGCTCGATCGCGTAGGCCGCGGCCTCGACGAGCGGCCCGGAAGTGTGCTCCGTCACTACGTCTTCGATGCGCGCGTAGGGCTGAGGCGTCGCGATGTCGCCCGCCGTGGCGCACGCGACGATCGCAAGCACGGCCGTCGCCGGCGCACGCACGCCGAGCTGGTTGTCAGGTACCGAGATAGTGACCTTCGGGATCGACATGGGGTCTCCTCAGTCGCAGCCAGGCTCTTCGAGGCCAGTCGGCCCGACGAGCACCGTTTCACCGTCGCTCGTGACGGCGTCATCCGTGCGCGTCGCCGGAGCCTCGACGAGCGCCTGAATGAAGTTCAGGGGAAAGACGATCTCGACGCCGAACGGGCGCTCGATCACGCGCGACGCGCTCTTGGGCTTGCCGGGCTTGTAGACCCCGCCCGCGCCCGAGTGCTTCCGGATCGCGGTGAGCACGCGCTCAAACGGCTCCTGGATGGCGTCCCACTGCTTGCGCTCGTCCGTGGGAGCCGACGAGTCCCAGGCCCACACGAAGACGCGCCCCGGAATTTGCCAGTCGAAGATCGCGCGCGCCTGGCGTCCTACATACTTCGGCGCGACAAGCTCGCCCAGATCGCCACCCTCGCCCGTCGGGGCGAAGAGGACTCGGTTCGCGCGACCGGGGCCCTGGTTGACCTGCTTCGTGATCGCCTTCTCGCCGTAGTCAAAGGCCGCGTCCCAGGCCTGCTCGTCGAAGTAGGCTTTCACCGCGTCGTAGAGCTCGCCGAAGACCTTCATCGGCGCCCCCGCTTCACCTTGTCGCGCCAGACCGGCACGAAGCCGAGGCGCACGGCGTTGCCGAGCTGCTTCGGCATCGTCCCGACCGGAATGACCTGGCGGCGGGGCTTGCCCTGCGCGCCGAAGTGGTGGAACACGGTTTTCCCGACGAGCTTGACTAGGATGACGCTGCCGATCGCGGCAACGGAGATCGCCCCCGCGGCGTTGACGAGGGCCCGGCCGCCACCCTTCTTTTTCGGCGCCCACGGCGTGCCGTTCGGAGACTGCCCCGCGGCCGCCGTCGAGCGAAGCTGCGCCTCGACGGCTTTCGCCACCTCGGGCGCGGCGTCCTCGATGAGACGGCCGGCAGCGCGCACCGACTCGATCATGGAGTCGAGCGCGGGGAAGTCGCCATCAAGAGCCATATACCTCCGTCGCCTGGACATCCATCCACGCGTAGGGGCTCGCTTCGGAGTAGCCGAGAGGCCCCCCGGAGTCGACGGCGGTGGCCTCGGGTGGCGTCGCCTGCCGAATAGGAAGCTCGACCAGTCCTTCCTTCGAGTCCGCCGCCTCCTTCAACCACGCGAGCGCGTCGTCGTGATCCTTTTGGATCAGGTCGCCCATGGTCGAGCTCGGGTCGTACCCACGCTTCCGGTAAAGGCGGTAGACGACGACCTGCACGACGGCCATCTTGAGCGCGTCCGGGTACGGCGCCTCGAAGGGCGCGGCGTACCTCTTGATCAGGCGCGCGTCGAACATGCCGGAGACGGCCGTCGCGATGCGATCGACGATGTCGGAGTAGGACGTCTCGAGCGCGTCGATGTCCTCTGCGGGCATCGAGCCGAGATCCTTCACCTCCTGAACCGTCACGTATTGCGACATAACGCCTTCACTCGCCCGCGTCCGCTGCCCGCTGACACGCCCCGCAGAACACTGTCATGTCCAGCGGCGGCGACCCGACGGTGAGCGTCAGCGTGCAGAGCACTCCATCGTGCCACCCTTCCTCCCCCGCCTGCTCCGCGTGGTCGATCGCCTGGCATCTGATCGGGTAGCTGATCTTTTCGACGGTCGCTCTCGGCCTCGGCATGACCTCCTCCTTAAGCGTATTCGCCCACCAGCCACACGACGCGGCCCTCAACGCCGGCAGACCCAGGCGAGCCGGTTCCGCTGCCCTGCCCCGGGGCTCCAGGGTCGACGAGGACATCGCCGTCGCCCGCGTAGACCTCGCACTGAATCCAGATCGTCCCGCCGCCTCCGCTGCCCCCGCCGCTTTTGTTACCCGAGGCCGGCGTGCCGCCGTCGCCCCCGAGGGCGCGGATCGTCCCGTGGTTGATGAGGCGCCTACACCTCACCGAGAGACACCCCCCGCCCGCCCCGCCGCTCGCGCCCACGTTCGACCCGTCACCGCGTCCGCCGCCCCCGCCAGCGCCGCCGTTTAGCGGCATGACGCCGATAGAGGCTTCCCACGCGTGCGCGCTCGCGCCAAAGGTCGGCGCTGTCGTCGTCCCGCCCGCTCCAGCGCCCGCGCCGCCGCCCGCCCCACCTGCTCCCCCGATCGAGCTGGTCTTGCTGCCGCCCGCGGTGCCACCCGAGGCGCCACCCGCGCCGCCGTTCCCTGCAGCGCTGTACGTCGCCCCGCTCGGGGCCGTCGCCGTGGTCCCCGCTGCGCTGCCCGCCGTCGTGTGCGCCTCAAGAATACCGCCCTCCTCGATGACAACGTCGGTCTCGGCGAGCAGCACCAAGTTGGTAGCGCGGAGGACGGCCCCGGAGCGAACAATCACGCTCAAGTAGCACTTCGCGGCCGAAAGGCTCACCGTCCCGGAGGTGACGTCGAGCTCCCCGTCGTAACTCCCGTCGCCGAACAAACCAGCCGTGAGGCGGGGTCGCCCCGCGCCCCAGTTGGGGCCGATCGCGAACGCGCTCATCACGTGCCACCCTTGGCGATTAGTCTCGCCACGGTCGGCGTCCCGGACTCGGCGACAAGCCAGATCTTTGATGCGTCGCTTGTCCGGAGCGTAATCGACTCGCCAGGCGAGAGCGGCCAGCCTTGATCCGCCGCCACGTCGTCGTCGCCGACGCGCACGACAGCAGCATTGGAGATCAAGCTCTTTACGGCGACTTCGACACATGGCGTCGCGTCGTCGGTGAACTGTGCCGGCGTCGTGCTCAGGTCGAGGTCGGGCAGAGTGACGTAGACGGCCATTCCGGGGTCTCCTGACCCCGAAACCCCGGGGCTCGAAGCCTACCGGGGCGGGGGTCGCTTCCGGGCCAGGCCCGGTGCTCAGGGCGTCAGGAGCCCTTGCACTTGAAGAACGCGTACGGGTGTCCGTACCCGACCACGTTCCGGCCCTTGCAGTGCCACTCGAGCTCATCCATGCGGTCGAGCTGCACGTCGGCGTTGGCGCCCGCGCCCGTGTAGTACGTGATCTTGAACGGATCGCGCTCCACGTAGACGAAGCCGCCCATCTCCGAGCCGGTCACTTCCTCGCAGGCGAGGAAGTAGGTGGTGTTCGACTCGAACCCCGCCAGCTCGTCGGCGACGATCGGCTGCATGAGGCCGAGCGCCTTGACGGCGGCCTCGACGTCGGCCGAGCCCGCACCGGAACCCGCCACCTGAGCGATGAACTTCGCGTTCGTGAGCTGCACGGCGCGCTGCTGCATGCGCGGGGGCACGAGCAGACCAACCGGGCGGAGGAAGCGCGGGTCCTCGCCGTTCGGCATCCGGATCGACCGGATGTACGCGATGGCCTTGCCGAGGTTCACGAGCGCGTCGTCGAGGTCGATGCTGTCGTCGATCGGACACGCGCCGGGGTACGCCGGGTGATTCGGGTCAGTCGAGGGGGTCGACGCCGCCGCGCCCGTGAAGATGTTCGCGTAGGTGTACCCAGCCTTCGAGTACGGGTTCAGCGGGTGCGCGTTGTTGAAGAACGTCACGCCGTCGTAACCGGTGTAGCCGCTCGTCGCCCCGTTCTTGATCGCGGCGACGAGCTGCTTCTGCGGCCAGTACGCCATGTACGCGCCGATGCTGCGCGACCACGCCGCAGCCTGCTCGAGCCCGCTCCCGTCCTGGTCTTCCAGGTCGCTCTTGCTGAGCTTCAGGCCGGCGCCGGCGTGACGGTTCTCGAACTCCGCGTACTTCGAGACGATGTCCTCGAAGATCATCTTGCCGCCGTTCGACTCGAGATCCTGGATCATCGCGGTCGAGAGCAGCCACGCCACGAGCTCGCGCCGAGACTGGCTCGGACGCTTCTTCATGAACTTGTCCCACCAGAGGTTCGACGCAAACTTCGCGTATTCGTCCTCGGTGATGACCTGCAAGTTCGACTCGAAGTCGAACAGGAACGAGGGAGTCAGTGCGGGCATGGTTCCGTTCTCCTCACGGGCTCACGTAGGCAGCGGCGAACCACTTGTCGCCGCGCTTGACGCACGTCACGAGGTGACGCTTCGACGCGGTGAGAGCGGTCGTCAAATTTGCGGGCCCGGTCTCGTCGCGGTACTGGACCGTGTGCCCGTTCTTGGTGCCGTCCGCCGCGAAGAAGACGCACGTCCCGTTCGGCGCCGCCGCGGGGAGCGTGATGGTGCTGTTCGCCGCCGTGGTCGGCACGTCGTAGACGGCGTGGTGCATGACCGACGCCGGCGCATAGTCGTTCGAGGTGTACGAGCCCGCCGTGGGCTGCGCGAGGACTGGGTGCGCGTCCTCGATGCGCTGGATCGCGACGCCCTTGGCCGAGTCGACCGCCCAGATCCGGCCGGCGGGGGAGCGCCCCGTCGGCGTGATCGCGACGGTCTGGTCATCGAGCGCGTACGCCAGCGCGCCGATGTCGGTCGAGGCGCAAGCGTTCGTCGAGGTTGCGTTCACGAACCACTCGACCGTGATCTCCTCGAAAAGCGCGACGGTCACCGTCTTGTCCGCCGCGGCCGCGTCCACCGTTCGGTGAAACACGCCGATCACGAGCTGCCCCGCGGCCGAGCTCGCGGGGATTACCTTGCCGGTCCCGAGCGAGATCGCGGCGAGCGCGCCCTTCCACCCCTTCGTGCCGGACGTGAGGGTGAAGTCCTTGAGCTTCCACTGCTCGATCCGTCGAGCGACTTCCTGTGCGGCCGCGGTCATCGCGCGCCTCCCTTCTGCGCGCGGGCGGCCATGTGGCGCTGCGCGCTCTGAGCGCCCATGGCGCTGAACGTCATGACGCGGCCCTCACGCCGGACCGCAGGCCGCTCGCCGCCGAGCCCCATCCTGCGATCGAGCTCTGCCCTCTCGTCGGCCGAGAGGTGCGAGCCCTCCCCCTGGCCCGCACCACGGGTCGGCGACATGCTGCGCGCCGCCTCGGGCGTGGGCGCCGGGTGCTGCGCGAGGTACGCGCGCGCCTGGTCGTACGAGAGGCCCGTCGCGAAGGTCCGCTGGCCCTCGGAGAGGTGCCCGCCGCTCTGCGCGACGAGCTGCTCGACGCGGAAGCGGTTGAACTCCTCGCGCGAGACGATGGTGCCCGCCTGGCGCGGCTGCGGGTCCTGCGCAGGCGCCGCGGAGGCCTGCGCCGCCATGGGCGGCTTCTTCTCGTCCTCCTCGGGAGCGGCGGCCGGAGGCGCGGGCGCCTCGGCCGTCATGGGCGACTCGCTCTCCGGCCCCGGAGCGGGGCCGGCCGCTGCTACCGCCG